AAGTACCGGAATATATGCATATAAAAGAAGATTTTTTATCAGAAGGATCTGATGAGATATCAGAAGAAGAGCAGACGATAACAGGAAATGCCCGTTTTGGAAATAGTAGTTATTCTTCAGGATATGGAGATGATCCGGAACTCCTTGCAATCATGGAGAGAGAGTTTGGCTCAAAGCAAAAAGAAAGAGATCGTTACAGTGGTTATCGTAAACAGACAGTGTCGGCACCAATGCCCCGGAAAACTGTTATAAAAGATACTGGATTGTGTAAATCTGTTCTTATTCAAACCTTTCTCGACAATAGCGAAATAATGGAAGTCTTATTAGGTAAAGGATACGATAAGAAATATACACAAGATGAGATTGACGATACTGTGTATAAGCAAATCTTTCCTTACTTATATATAGACGAAACACAAACTCAAACATTGAGTTATATTTGTTGTGAAGTTGAAACTCCAAGAATACCAACTGGAACAATTAAAGACATGATGATAACTATATGGGTATTTTGTCATAAAGGTGTTATGAAATATTCTAAGAAAGGATATCGTGGTACTAGAGTTGATATATTATGTGATATGATCGAAAGGTCTTTAAGGTATTCAGATAAGTTTGGTATTGGTAAGCTTCACTTATCATCTGTTGAACATTTTTTCCCAAACTCAAAAACATACGGCAAACAGATGATTTATACAATATCCGATTTTAAAATTAAGGATAATTGATGAAATTAAGTTATTCTGATCTCATATCACCTTTTCCATTCAAAACATCTATATGTAGTATAAAATCTCCTACTTTATCAGAAGTGTGGAATATTACATATGAGACTTATCTTTTTTATATAAGAATCTTATCTCTTACCCCACAAATGTATATAGATGAAATTAACCCAAAACTTCGTGCATGGTATGAATCATTAAGCGAGACAGACAAAAATACTGTTACCTTAATAGACATATGTATTGTTGATGAAACTATTATCAACAATCTAACTAAGGTATTGGATTTTTTTATTGTAGAAAATATTATTTGGAACAAAGAAATTTCTGCTTTTATTATTTATGATAGCAAAGATGATAAAGGTAATATCATTCCAAAGTCATTTATACATACAAAGATATGGAAAGAGCTAGTCAGTATCATATTACAACTTAATGCTATTAATAATGATGAACAAGAAATTGATGAGTCGAAAGTTAAGAGCAAAAAAGCATTGGAAATATTAGAAAAGCTCAAAAAAGGTAGAGAGGCAAATAAGAAGAAAAATAAGTCAGATAAGGCATTACAGTTAGATAACTTGGTATCCGTTATAGCAAATAAACATGCTTCGCTAAATATGACAAATATTTGGAATATAACTGTATATCAATTATGGGATGCTTTTACAAGAATGGCAGGAAATAACATATATGATATGAGTAAATTTACTGTCTCAGTTTGGGGAGATGAAAAGAAACAATTTAATTATACGGAATGGTATAAAAGAATCGACAATTAAGGCTTTGCGAGATGCAGAGTCTTTTTTATTTATAAAAATATTAAATTAGGAGGATTATAAAATGGCAAATAGTAATACAAATATGGCTAACAGAGAAGTTGCCGACCTTATTTTTGTTGACTATGCTACTAAGAAGCCTTTCTTAAACCTTGATTTCGCCAATGTAACTACTACTGAACTTACAGGTGAAAATGTATATGCATATGGCGGTAAAGGACACCCTAAGAAGGTTAGTTTTAGTGGTGAAAAAGGTGGTACTCTTACTATTGAAACTCAAATTCAGACTGTTAAATTATGGCAGTTAATTACAGGTATATAAAGCAGATGATGATTGTGGAACATCTTTAGCAATTACTGGTGATTCAACAGCTATTACTCTTACTTCTGCCCTTACAGATGGAGATAAGGTAATCGCATATTATCTTAAGGAAGTATCTACTGGTGTTGAAAGAATCAACATCAAGTCTACAAGTTTCCCTAAGAATTTTATTGTTTATGGAGATACTATTATGAAGACAGAGGATGATAACGTTCTCCCATATAAGTTTACTGCTTATAAGGTTGCTCCACAGTCTAATATGAGTCTTTCATATTCTAATAATGGTGATCCAGGAAGTATAACAATAACATGCGATCTTATGGCAGATGAAGATGATAATATGTTAGATCTTACTCT